TTCTCTGTTCTGGCCTAGAATGATAATTAGCGTATTCACGCCCATAATCTCTAGCCATTAAAAGACAGTGCTTCTACCTATTTTATCTTCTACTAATTTTCTATATGCAGGGTCAGCATCATATCTAGGGTCGTTCATAGCTTCTGTAACTTGTGCAACACTTGCGAAAGCATCTTTAGAAACTGCATCACTAGTACCTTCGAATAAAGAAGGTTGTTTGTAATTTATACCTGCTTTAGATAATAAACCTTGAACAGCAAATTTAGCTATTTCAATATCACCACTATCAACCATATCGTTAAATACTTTTGTTTCAGGAGCAGACAAGTTTTTTGAAGCCCATTCCATAAGTTCTGTATATGCTTCTTCTCCACCTGCTACTTCTTGAATACCTTTAGTATTTGTATCTGCTATTAATTTTTGTCCTTCAATATAAGTATCAACTAAATCTTTATCTAAACCTTGTTTAGCTAATTCTGCATAACTTTTTTCTGAAAGTTCTCCATTGTCAGCATACTCTGTATGAAACTTTTCTAAACCTTGTGTTGCTTCTGCTTCTTCAGCATTTTTTCTAAGTTCCATAATGGAAGGGTCTTTAGGTTTTACTTCTTCTTTACTTCTTCCTGAAAACTCTTTTTCCAAAGCTTCATAAGCTTTAGCCAGTTCTTCTGCATTTTGAAATTTTTCTGGCAACCATTCAGGTTTGTCTTCTGAGGTTTGCATTTCTGTTTTTGGTTCAGAGACACTAATTCCTTCTCCATTTGCATTGACGCTAAGGTCTTTATTAATATCAATACCATCTTCTTTTAATTTTTGTGCTGACTGTTCTAATGTTTGTGAATTGGTATCTTCTGTTTTTACTTCTAGTCTATCTGTACTCATATTTATTACTCCATACCTTCAACTGTTACGTCTCCAGTTTCATTGTTAAGGGCTAAACCTTTACCAGAGTTAGTGATGTGCTGACCTGCTTCTATCGCTACTCTTGGGTCTGCTAATGCTTTTTGTGCAAACTGTTGTTGTTGAGCCTGTTGTTGTTCTTGTTGGATTTGTTCTTGGTCTTTAAGTAAACCTTGTGTGTCCACACCATTTGCTATTGCAAATTTCTTAATGGCATCATCAAGATTTATATGTCTTGCAAGTATATCAGCTCCTAATGTTCCTGCTAAATCTTGCATGAACTGTAGAAGTCTAATTCTATCACTTGCTCTACCTAGTGCTTCTAAACCAACAATGATTTTAGGTCGCACAATTTTCTTAGGTAAATCTGGTAATAATTTTTGTTCTCTTAAAATATTAATTTTTGCATTGATGTAAGGAAGTTGAAACTCTGTAGTTAAAATTCCATAAACTCCACCCAAAGCATCTTGTAATTCTTGTGCAACTAATTGTACTTCTGTTGCTGTAACTCTTTCTGCTTGTCTTTGAACGCTTGAATTTAGTAAGAAAGCATACTGTAATCTTTGCTCTATTCTATTCATCATCTCAAATGACACTCTAAAATCAGCAAACTTATTAGCTTGTAAGACTGTTACATCTCCTGCAGAACCTTCAATAATTGCACCATTTGGTGCTTTAGCTATAGATGATGCTCTAGTAGTTCCATTAGGAGCTACCATAAATAACATTTTAGCTGATGCTGAAGAACCTTCTAGAATTGCTCTAGTTAAACCTTCTAATGATTTTAAATCTCCAAGATAACTTTCACAGTGTGAACGCCCATAGTCCATTCCGTCAACTCTATTAAATCTTAAAGCTATGAATGGTAAAGCATCTAGTTTGTATTTAGTGGATAAGATTATTTTCTTTCCACATTCTTGCATTAATGTGTAGCCTTTGGCTTCTCTAGTTACGCAAGTATATAAATCTAATTCTTTATTTTCGTATTCTTCTTTTGACTTACCTTCAATAATTGCATTTCTAACTTCTTCAGGTAACGTATCTAAATTAACAATTTCTTTTATTATTATCTTTAATACATTTCCTTGTGGGTCTCTTTTAATTACATAATTTTCTAATCTATAAACTCTTAAACCTGTCTCAGTAATCTTTAATAAAACATTACCACTAACTATCAAATTTTTCAGTGCTTCATATACAGCAACTCTGTCATTAGAAACTTCCATGTTATCCATGATTGCTTTTTCAATCCCTGATAAACCTGCTTCAATAGAACTTTTAGTTTTTGGGTCGCCTTGAATTTGTTTGAATACTAAATCATCTACACTCAATCTAAAAAATGGAGCATGTGGTGGAAATAAAGCTAACATTAATTTAGATGCTAAGTTCATCACACCTCTTGCACCAACTGATTGGTAAGGTGTCCTATATTCTGTTGCTTCGTTATATGATTTGTCTGGGAATAGAGTTGGAATAGTTAGTTTAGAACAATCTCTAGCTCTTTCTAAATATACTTCTCTATTTAATTCTAATTTATTGTATTGTGCCTGTACTGAATTTTTATCTTCAGTAACTTTGTCTCCTAGACTATATCGTTCCATTTATTTACCCACTTGGTAAATTCAGACCACTTGAAGTAAGTCCTGAACTAGCCAAAGGTATTCTTAATGAACCTCTACCTGTTCTTCTTCTTGCAGTTGACGAAGCTACATTCACGTCTCTACCTGAACTATCTGCCATTGCAGGAGCATTTTGCTTTGTCGTAGCACCTGAAACACTTGGTGGTGTTGCAGGAATTGCCTCTACAGCAGGTGGCATAGAAGGTGCTTTTACTGATACACACATGTTATTATTCCTCTTGTATTTGTTGTTGTTTAATTAAGTGATTTACGACTGACCTTTGTCCCCCTTTAAAGAAGACTTCTTTTTCAGTATCTTTTAAGTCAGCAGATTTTTCTGGAAAAATACTGTCCAAATACTCTATTAGCTCTTTACTAATTATTGGTGTCATTACTTTTCTTTGCATTAGATACTCCTAAAGTGGAACTTTTTAGACTTTCCCTCTTGTTTCTGATTTCTCCTGATATTGCTAAGTAACCACAGGCATCAATGTAATCATCTACATTGAAACTTCCTGCTTGGGTTCTGGCAATTTTAAGTAAAGACATCAGGTTAGCGACATCTTCAGGTAACATTATGAGGTTTAATTTAAACTTATTTTGTAAATAGCTACTCCATAACCTAGCTATATTTTCATGGTTTTCTACCTTATCGCCATGCTTATCTGCTCTGTCTATACTAACTAGCTTTTCTGTTTTCTTCAATATCTCTGAACTGTTCATATTTGTAATCCCATAGTTTTACTTTGTGTGTTTTATAATCGTACTCACCTTCTCTTAATATTCTGGCAAGTCTTGCTTGGTGGTAGGCATCATCAACAGAATATTTATTTCTTTTATATTCTTGAAGTACAGCTTCCCAACAATCATCAATGTTTTTCTTTTCGTTTAGAACTCTAGATGCTTTAACAGCTCCAACACCAACACAACCTTTATAACCATCTGTTTGGTCTCCAGTTAATGTTTGAGTACAAAAGTTAAAGTCTGCTAATTGTTCATCTACATATTCTATCTGGTCATCTATAATACAACACTGCCATGCAGGTATTGTTCTCATATCTTTATCACCAGAAACAATTACACAATTATCTTTATGTTCGCCTGTAGCTAATAAACCTATAGCATCATCAGCTTCTAAATTTGGATAACAAATAGTGTGATGTGTTTCTTCAATCCATTTTCTCATTGCAAAATAAGAAATAGGTTTCCTAATTTTCTTTCTGTGAGATTTATAGTCGCTATCAATTTTTTTTCTAAAATTTTCTTTATCTGAAAATACAACAATGACTGCGTTAGACTTTGTGTACTCTAAATAAAAAGCTATTGATTGTAGAAATAATTGTTTACCTTTATGTAAGTCTGAACTTAAAGTCCATATATCGTTACCCCAGTCAATAGGTTCTTCCAATGAGGAAGTAATCTTGTAAACTAGTAGGTCTCCATCAACTAACATTTTTTTATCCTTGTTAGCAAAGAATTTATTCATATTACTCATCTTCGCTTTATTTGCACTATGCAATTCGAAGTGAGCTTCTTTTTGCTCTGTCATATTTTTATCTCCTTTAATTTAAGTATGTTTGATTTTGGTATTACTGTTGAGTTACCACCCTCATGGATTGTTCCATCTTCATTGAAATTAATGTCTCCAATGAAAACAAAAGTGTTTTTATTTGTTGATAACAACCAACCCATTGTTATGCACACTGCTGTTTTTGATTTCTTTAATTGATTAATGCTTTCCCAATTTGGACTACTGCAAATATCACTCCACCAAACTTTATAAAATTTATATGGAAAATCTATTACATCAATATCTGGTAAGATAATTTTAGTTTTTAATATCTTCTTCATATTTTTAAATTTAATAAATCTTCTTTTGGAATTATGTGGCCTTTGGAAGTCCAGTTATCTCCACCTGCTTTGATGGGGTAATTCTGCATTAGTTTTTTTAGAATTTTTGTGGGTATCAAAACCCAAACATTGTCTGTACGTTTCTCAACAACCAAACAAATAGCGAAGTACTTTGCTGTGCTAACCATTACTCCTGATGGTTTTCCTCTACTCTCTATTTCAATAAATACATTGCCATACTTAACTACTAGCCTATCTGCCTTACATTCTATTTGACCTTCAATGGCTTTCTGTAAAATGTTCTCATGCTTTTGACCAAACTTTAGGTCAAGGTCGAACTTATTAGTGTGTTTCACTCCAGTTTGAACCGACCTTAATTTCTCCTGCTAATTCGCATTTGAAACCAAAGTAATCTTTAGTCTTATTAAATAGCCCACTTGCTATATTTTTAAATTCTTCAATTTTATCTTTGTGTACTACGAACTGCATTTCATCATGCACATGTAGAACCATTCTATAATCTTTACCCCAAACAAAACCTGCTTGTTGTAAATCGTTATTAACTATCACTGTTCCTGCTTTAACTAATAAAGCACCTGCTGATTGGATTAATGTATTTAAAGAACTGTACTCTGCTCTGCACATTAACTTTCTTTTATCCAAACCATAAATCCATTTTTGATTTCTATATTTTACTGCGACTGCATTTTTTAAATTTCGTAACGCTGGGATAGCTCTCTCAAATGTTTCTCTTATTCTTTTGGCTTCTGTAACAGAGACTTCAAGTATTTCAGAGATGCGTTCATTTCCTGCAGAATAGATGTAAGCATAAATAAAAGTTTTAGCTTTAGCACGAGTTTCCAATCCAAGAATTTGTTGATTTGAGGAATGTATATCTGCTTCAAGTAATGTTTTCGCAAAATCCCCACTGTCATAATTATACAAGTAACTTGCCAACACGCGTAACTCCAAGCCAGAAAAATCGATACCACACATAACCATATTGGTAGGAGCAACAAAAAGGCTACGCATCTCAGTCCCATACTCTGAACCTTTTGCAACGACTTGTGCAAGGTTTGGGTTAAAGTGCGTACAGCGACCTGTAACTGCTCCACATGTGATAATTTTTCCATGAATTTTTTTCTCCTTTGTAATTAGTTTTAAATAGGCTTGTTCGCCATCACTTAGCTGACCAAGTCTTTTTTGAATTAGTAAATGTCTCGATATTAATTTAGCTTCATCATAAGGTAGTGATTTTAAAACCTTTTCATTTACTTCAGGTTTCCCTGTAGCTGTAAATGTTTTTGGTTTCCAACCTAATGTTTTTAATCTGTCTGCTATATGGTCTCTACTATTTGGATTGAATATTTCAGTTTTGAATTGTTCAACAGGAACTCCTGCTACTATTCCTCTTTTTTGATTATCTCTTTTATAAGTTTTAAAACCTGTAGATTTTCTCCATGTACCAAAGACTGCAGAAAGTTTTTGTTCAATCTCCAGTCTTTGTTTCTGTAAGGACAAGAAAAGCGACTGAGCAGTCGTCTCATCAAAATCAACACCACCTTGTTCTTGTTTTATAATCCAGTGTGCAAAATCATGTTCTAACTTAATAGCTTTTTCAGAATAATTTTTCTTCTCAATTTCTTTGTATAAAAGAAATGTAACTTCCACATCTCTTTCACAATAATCTTGCATATCCTGTGTCCAAACATCAAATGTAGCTGTTTGTGCAAAATCACCTTTACGAAGACTTAATCTATAACCCCAACTTTCTATTGAATGTTTACCTATAAGTTTAGGTGGTAGGTTCTTATTTGTGTAATCTACTTCGGTCATATTTGACCAAATAAGTCTAGAACATAGTAAAGTATCTAATATCTTACCTTCATGTTTGTAGCCTGTAACTTTCTCAATCGCAGGTAAATCAAATCCCATAACTGAATGACCGACTATCAACTCTGCTTTCTTTAGTAAGTTTAGACCTTCATTGATTTGGTCAGGATTATAGGAATAAACTTTTTGAGTTTCTATATCCTTAAAAACCATACAATGAATAGTATCTAGATTTTCAAGAAACCCATTGGTTTCTATATCTAATATAAGTTTCATTTAATGTATTTGTGTAACTGTAATCTTGTCTGTACTTGGAAGTATGTGAGACACACCTTCTATAGCTCTTGTAATAATTTTTTTAGCTTCAGTGTCTCCACACATTATAACTGGATAAACATTTTCATATTTAATCGCATTATAAATTGCCACCATAATAGTTTTAGATGTTTCAAAAACTAATTGCTGTTGGTGTTGTGATAACTTTAAATAATCTGGCTTCTCAATTAAGAAAGCTAAAATAAATTTAGTTAAAATATTTTCATTCATCAAAATCTCCTTCTGATAAACGACCTGTCTCTTTGTTATAAATTAATGTAGTAGCAACTCCTGTATCTCCTGAATATCTATTCTTTAATACTCTAACAGTCATTATGTTACTATCAGTTGCATGTTGTTGGTTTCTTTCAAAACCTATTACTGCATCTGATAATTGTGCTAAAGAATGTGAACCTCTTAAATGTGATAAAGAAGTTTGACTTCCTTCTTCATGACCAAAATTAGTATCTGGTCGTTTTAAATGTGAAACAATAAATAATGTGCAATTAAGCTCTACACATAAATTTCTTAATTGTGTCATTGTTAAATCAATCAATCTTCTTTCGTTATCTGTATCTAATCCAGAAATCATTATTGAGATGTGGTCTATAAATATAACCTTGCAATCTAAACCTTTGACCATGTAACGTATTCTATTCATTACTTCATCAGGTGTTGCTGAACCTAAATGATGGAAGAAACAAACATTGTTTTCAATCTTATCCATTACTCTATTGATTTCTTCGTTAGATATTGTTTTTCTAATATCTGGTTTGTGTAATAATTTATTTAAAGGTATAGAAATAATTCCTTGCATACTTCTAGTTACACTTTCCTCTAAACCTATGTAGCCAACTTTGT